ATTCCCATCCATCACAATTACAGGTATTCTTCTTGGCTCGTAACTTATCGTAATGAGTTGAATGTAAAGATCCGCCACACGCGCATTTCTTTCCACGAACATATTGTTCAATTGGTTTCTTGAATGATCTGCGCATTCTGCATTCTTTATCGCTGCATCTGTACCAGTACATTACTTCGCATCCCAATATTCAATCATGTACTTTGCATAGTTTGTTACGAACTCATGGCTCATGAAGAAAAACGTTTCAAGCTTATCTTGAACGGCCTGACCATAAGCCATTTTGAATTGACGATACTCACCAGCTGTCATTACCATTGTTCCAACTTTGCCAATGGTCTTATGTTGGTATTCCTGGATAATCGCCTTCTTCATGTTCTGAAGCTCGGCAATTGTCATCTGGTGGTTTTCGATTAGCTTGTCGATGTTGTTTAGTAGGTCTTTCATGATGTTGATTCCTGCTGCTTAAACCAGATAAACATTGCAAAGTTAGCAACATCTACAAGATCACCTTTTTCAACGTGCGCATTCAATGCCTTTGTTGCCATTTCAATAGTCCAGGCTGGATCATCCCAACCAGTTGATCCTTGAAAAACTTTTAATGAAAGTTTCATTTGCATAGCTCTTGTGAACTCATCAAATACAGGCACTAATTTATCAAGCTCTTGGCTGACTGTTTCAAGATTTGGCATAAGTGCCACCAATAGCCCTGTTCTTGCGGCTAATGCATTGTTTGATGCGTTTGTTACTAACACCATTGAATGTGATGGCTTTGTTGCCTATCACGCCACCAGCGCCCAAATTATGGTATTTCAAGCACTGTACAGACATGAAATCTGAATGCGTTGCTTTGTTTGAGTTTTTCATTATATTGATGCCTGTTTTAATCCAAGTTTATCCATGCAATCAGGGCATATATATGATGCTGGCCCATCTGGATTTGAATATTGAGGGTCGTTTGTATATCCCCAACCAGAATCTAATGCATGTTGGTGTGAGTAATACACTGGAATTGTTGCGTTTTTAGCTTCTTCATTTGAAGCGTTTAAATCATGATTAATCGTATTGCAGCAACATGAGCAAATATGGTGATGGTTATTAATTCCATCTTTAATGATCATTGTGTTTTTCATTATTGAACCCATTTCAATTATTTGTGTGTATAGCTATACATATTAGTCAAATGTATAATTATGTCAACATAAATCTACACGTTTTTTTCAATTATTTTCTGTTTGTGTATAATTATGTGTTACAGAATCAGTTTTGTAACATCTAGTGTTACCTTTACGAAACCTTTTATGTTATTGAAATCATTCAGGAAATCACGAAAAGGTTACAAGGTTACGCTTTTCCACACGATAGACCCATATAGAAAAATAAATATGTATAAGTATAATTATACACACCTATTTACTCACACGTATCTATATATATATAAATATATGTAACCTTTTATATATATATATAGATAAGTCATTGATATATATAATAATAAGAGGGGTTACAAAAAGGTACAAATAGGTTACAAACAGGTTACAAGCCAAAAAGCGTAACACATAATTATACACACACTGTCTAAACTGTTGATTTGCATCAATTTGCATAGTCATATCAACTTGGTCTATTATCGAAAACATGATTAAAGAAAATATCAAATTGAAGATCGAACAAATAATTCAAGTCATTAATCCTATTGCTGGACTGATGGCTGTCTTAATTCTAATTGTGATTGGTGCATGTGGTGAGTAAGTTAAACACAAGACAAGAAGCGTTCGTTCGTGAATATCTGATTGATCTCAATGCAACCCAGGCTGCTATTCGTGCCGGTTACTCAAAGAATACTGCTGAAGCTCAATCATCAAGACTGTTGGCTAATGTTAATATTAAAAAAGCTGTTGATGCTGCCAAGATTGAACGTGCTGAAGCAACAAAGATAACAGCTGAACTTGTATTAACCAGGCTTGGTGAAATGATGAATGCTGATCCATGCGATATCATTGATCAAGTGAATGGCTGCTACAAGTCAATATTTGATTGGCCTTTGGTATGGAGGCGTATGTTGTCTGCTGCTGATGTGCAAGAATTGTTTTCAGGTAAAGGCGAAGAAAAAGAAAAGATTGGCGAGATAATCAAATACAAATTCATTGACAAGATGAAGCTGTTTGATTTAATTGGTAAGCATGTTGATGTTCAAGCATTCAGTATCAATATGAACATCACTGATGATACAAATATATCTGATCGAATAACTAAATCACGCAACAGAATTAAACACAACGAAACTGAAAATAGGGTTCACTAATGAAGAAAAGAAATATCTTAATGGCAATTATTGGCGGATTAATTCCATCTGGTTTATATAAGCCTAATGAAGTTAAGCCGTATAGCGAGGCATCACACATTGGTTTTGATCCAGCTAAACCTGGCGCAGAAAAAACAGTTGAAACAACTTTCAGTAATGGCGTTCCTGTGAAACAGGTTATGCGTCATTCGTCGAAACTAAACAAAGCTGAATTCAATCGTTCACGCAAAGCAAGGAAGCGTATTCGTGATCAGCAAAAATCAATTGAAAACAATCCATGTATTGATACGTGGGCATAGCCTAACCAACCAGGAAATTAAAATGCTAAAAACAATAATGATGTTCGTTGCTTTATCTGTGTCGTTATCAGCGTGTGATGTTGGTGTTGATGTTCCTAATCAACATTTTGTTGGTGGATCAATTCAATACTTCAAGGGTGATACTGACGGTGATGGAGTTCTTACAGATGATTACGCATATGATGAAAATGGCCTAAAAGACTTTGATTGCGCCGATGAAGGAACTGGTTACAAAGTATTCACTCTGCCTGAACGTGGTCAACTTGATGTTGAGTGCAATCCAAAGTTATATGTATATGCAGAGTTTGTGCGTGGTACTGTCAATCTAATTAGAAACTAAATGTCTGCACAAGAAAAACTAACGCCAGATGAAATGCTTGCTGATGATATGGGTCGGTTCTTTGCTGATCCATTAGGCTTTGTGATGTATGCCTATGATTGGGAAGAAGATGAATCAATCAAGCTGGTTAAATTATCTGAACCCTATGCGTCAAGATATGATTGTGAGTATGGCCCTGATATTTGGGCTTGTGAAATACTTGATGAAATTGGTGCAATGGTTGCAGCCAATGACTTTGATGGAAAGAATGCAGTTGAAGCAATACGTGAAGCAATTGCATCTGGTCACGGCATTGGAAAGTCTGCATTAATTTCTTGGCTGTGCAACTGGATCATGTCAACCAGGCCATTTGCACAAGGCACAATCACTGCAAATACATCACCACAATTAGAAACAAAGACCTGGGCGCAGATTGCCAAGTGGACAAAGAAAAGCATCACCGGCCATTGGTTTGATGTAACCACTGGCAAAGGCAATATGAAGATGCGCCATAAAGAGCATCCTGAATCATGGTTCTGTTCTGGTCAGACTTGCCGTGAAGAAAATTCAGATTCATATCAAGGTCAACACGCTGCAAACTCAACATCATTTTATCTTTATGATGAAGCCAGTAACATTCCAGATAAAATATGGGAAGTATCAGAAGGTGGTTTGACTGATGGTGAACCAATGTGGTTTGCGTTTGGTAATCCTACTCGTAACACGGGCGCGTTTCGTGAATGTTGGGGCAAGCATAGATCAGTTTGGACAACACGAAATATTGATTCAAGCAAGGTAACAATCACCAACAAGAAGAAGATTCAACAAGATTTAGATTTGTATGGTGCTGATTCTGACTATGTAAAGGTCAGGATACTTGGTCAGTTTCCTTCTCAGTCTGAAAAACAATTCATTCCATCTGATATCGTTGAAGCTGCAAGAGTTCGTGAACTTGAAGATGATCAGTATTCACCATTGGTTATCGGTCTTGACTTCGCCAGGTCTGGTGCTGACAAATCTGTTATACGTGCTAGACGTGGAAGAAAGGCATTCCCACCAGTTAAATTCAAAGAACGTAACTCAATGAAGGCTGCATCAATCATTGTTAATCACCTTGATCAGTGTGAAAGATTGTATGGTTCACGGCCTGATGCTGTGTTTGGTGATGGTGGTGGTATCGGCGGCCCTATCATTGATAGATTGAATCAATTGCGCTATAAGGTAATAGAGGTTCAGTTTGGTTCTGCTGCTGATGATGCTGAAAAGTATGCAAATAAACGTGCTGAAATGTGGGCATTGTTGCGTGATTGGCTTGAAACAGCTGACATTGATAAGGATTCAGAACTTCGTGATGATCTGATTGCACCTGAATATCACCTTGATAAAAAGGATAGATTGGTGCTTGAATCGAAAGATGACATGAAGAAGCGGGGCTTGGCTTCAACTGATGATGGTGATAGTCTTGCGCTAACTTTAGCAAGTCCTGTTGAAAAGCGTGACACACGATTTGTTGAAGACATTGGACGTAACAAACTGCAAAGCGATTATGACCCATATGAGGACTAAATTCTAATGTGTACACCATTCATCATACCGGCATTGAGCGCAGTAACAGCAACAGCTATAGGCGGGAAAGTTATCAAGGACGTATTAACGCCAAAGCTTCCAGATATACCAAAAGCTGAAGATGTAGACGCACCACCAAAAGCAACTGACACAAAAGTTCAAGCAGCAAGAACACGTGAACGCGATAAAGCACGTGGCGCAAGCGGTAGATCATCAACATTGTTGACTGGCTCCGGTGGATTAACAGGTTCACCAGTAACTTCACAAAAAACATTATTAGGTCAATAACATGGCTGATGAATTAAGCAAGTTCAAGAAAAGACACACGGCACTTGATCAAGTGTTTGCTAGTTGGAAGCAGGACTATATAACCATATCTGATTTCATTCTTCCCAGGCGCGGAAGATTCTTAACGTCTGATGTAAACAAAGGCGGCAAGATAAACAACAAGATAATCAACCCATCAGCAACTTATGCATTACGCACTTTATCAGCTGGCATGATGGCTGGTATCACTTCACCTGCTCGGCCCTGGTTCAGATTAACTACAACTGATGTTCAGCTTATGGAATCATCACCTGTTAAGAACTGGCTTCATGAAGTTGAAGTTATTCTTCGTGCAATATTCGCTAAGTCTAATTTCTATAAAGCGTTGCCTGTTCTATACACTGAACTTGGTGGTTTTGGTACTGGCTGCATGGTTATTGAAGAAGACTTTGATGAAGTCATTCGATGCACAACACATACGGTTGGATCATATCGATTAGCGACAAACAAGTTTGGTCTTGCGGATACCATGTATCGTGATGTTCCTTTTACTGTTCAACAGGTTGTTGATAAGTTTGGAATAGAAAACTGTTCTGAAAATGTCAAATCAATGTATAACGCAAAGGCATTAGATAAATATGTTAATGTCGTTCATGTAATTGAACCAAGAAAAGTTCGTGATCATAATCTTGCCACACCAGACAACATGCCAATTGCTTCATTGTGGTATGAGAAATCTTCTAACGAAGGTAAGTTTCTACGTGAATCAGGATATGAAGACAATCCATTAATTGCGCCTCGCTGGATAGCTGATAGTTCTGATGTTTATGGAACAGGCCCAGGTCATGATACGAAAGGCATTGTTAAAGGTCTTCAGTTAAAAGAACGTGAACTTGCAAAGGCAATGCAAAAAGTCATTAATCCACCAATGACCGGCCCATCTTCAATGGAAGGTAAAGCCAATTCTGTTCTTCCAGGTCACATTAGTTTTGTTGATACAAAAACAGGTCAAGATGGATTTAAGCCAGCGTATCAAATCAGACCTGATATCAATGCAATGGAAGAAAGCATTCGTAATTCTGAACGCCAGATATCACGTGGCTTCTATGAAGATTTATTTTTGATGATCAGTCAATCAGATCGCAGGCAGATAACCGCAACAGAGATTGAAGAACGTCATGAAGAAAAACTATTAATGGTTGGGCCAGTGCTTGAACGTCTGAATGATGAAGCATTGGATATTGCTATTGATAGAACATTTAATATTGCAACTAGAAATAATCTGTTGCCACCACCACCAGAAGAATTGCAGGGCAAAAATCTTAAGGTTGAATATATTAGTATTCTTGCTCAAGCTCAAAAGTCTGTTGCTACATCTGGCATTCAACGCCTTGCAGGATTCGTTAGTGAAATTGCTGTTGCTCAAGCCAATGGTCAAGGTGCTGAAGTTATTGATAAGTTTAATTTTGATCAAGCTGTTGATGAATTTGCTGAAGCTCTTGGCACATCACCAAAGCTTGTTAACTCTGATGATGATGTTGCTGTTATCCGTCAAGGTAGAGCGCAACAACAACAGATGGCGCAAACGCTTGCAGCATCACAACAAGCTGCTGCTGCAACAAAAGATTTATCTCAATCAGATACAGAAGGCAAGAATGCATTGACTGATATTCTTGGCGGGCAGGCAGGATAATGAACGAGCCAGGTTATCATTCTGGAATGCCGGTAACTATGTGGGGATTTGATCCCATAACAAGAAAACCTGTGCCAATTAATGCATTTAAGAACGCAATAAATGTTCATCATGCTGATGTTCACAATGCAATGGTTAATCAATACTTAAGGCAACTAACAGCTGTAACAACAACTGTTTCTGCTGTATCGGCTGTTAACGATACTGAAATTGAAGTTGCTAGTGCTACCGGATTTGTTGTTAATGATTTTATTTATATTGATGCAACAAACAAAGAACTAACAATGCCTAGAATTTTGGGCATAGTTGGAAACGTATTATCTTTAGATAGAAGACTTGATAAGGCTCACTTCATTGGTGACTCAGTAACCAAAGCAATCATTGATATAGCTGCAACTGGTCAAGATGGCTCTATGGCCGCTCCGCAAGAATATATTGTTGGCCCTGATCCTGGTGAAGTGTGGCATATCAACAGATTGTTAATGTCTATGGTGCATACCGCTGAAGGCGACTTAAGTTTGTTTGGTGATTTGCCTGAATTAACAAATGGCATTCTTCTTAGAACAAAGATAAATGGAACATATAGCACATTAACAAATTGGCGTTCTGCTGCTGATATGAAGCTTGATATGTTTGATGTTGAATTTAGCACAAGAACAGCTGGCGGTGGCGGCGGCGGTGGGCCAGGTGGCGGGACAACTACCTATGGAACATCAGCGCGTGATGCGTTTTCTGAGCTTGGCGTTGTAATTAGGCTTGATGGTGATGAAGGTGATAAGATTGAAGTCTATAATCAGGATGATATACAATCACTGTTATTCTTTGGCATGAAGGTTCAAGGTCATATTGAAGGTTTGTAATTTAATTAATTGAGGAAAATATTATGACAGCACAACCAGGTTTTGAACCAGGGCAGCACCCATATTACATGACGAGAAATCAAATGCTGTCTCTTGGCGTTGATTTTAACTCACCTTCTTTGAGCGGAGGATATAACATATCTCCTGAGTTGGTACGTGATTACGGCCCTGATTTTGGCTTGGATCACCCAGGCGTTATTAGTACGTTTTCTGATGGTGGTGCGTGGACTATTGGCGGCGTTGATAGTCCGAATATTACATTTTCAACCGACACGCCTGACTCTAGCCCTTATTCAACGGGTGGGTGTAACTTCACATCGATTCTAAACTCGCTACAGGAAAAGCGCAGAAAATATACATTTTCATCTGCATTAGATTTAAGCCAGATAGATGACAATGACGCATTCTTTGGTGTACATGCTTACATATCTGAAACTGACAACGGTAGCGCATCTCAGAACTTTGGCGCTATCTGGATGAACTTGAAGGATGGATCAGGTGGAAATCGTAATTTCTCTATTGCCACTGGAAACCTAACTCCAGGTTTTTGCTTTCTAGGTGCGCCAAAAAGTTCATGGGGTGCGCCCCTTGATTGGAGTGACATAATATCTGTTGAATTTATGGTTAATGAAGCAGGCACATCAGACTATGCGCCGATCAATATTGATATTCATGCCATTGTTGGTGGTATGCAACTGAAAATGATATTCGGTTGGAATTTCGACGATTCAAACTTAGGCCAATATACTAACGGTTTCAAGGCATGGGATGGCGCTATAAAGTATTCACATGAATTGGGTGTGCCGGTTACGGTGAGTTGTTACACAGACAACATGGATGGTGGTCTACAGTTAAACTGGGAATATGCAAGACAAATGCAGGCGGCTGGGATTGGGTTTGCTATGCATGGCGGTTTGAATTTGTCGCAGCAGACACCGGCAGCCATAGCCGCAGATTTATTGAACACTCAGACGAGAATGATCGCTGAGGGAATCATTAAGAAAAATGCTACTAAGCATATGTTTTTACCTAATGGCGGCATTAATGGGAACGTGATAAGCGCCATGCAAGATGCTGAGATTATATCGGCTCGAATGGTTTACGGCACTAATCGTGGCGGAACATACCCGACTGATTATTGGCCCACATACCAGCCGCCAGAGTCTCCAGGTGTAGCAGGGAGATTTACTTGTATCCAGCACACGCCACCTAATCCATATTTCATTAATTCTGAAAACTTTGGTGATCCGATATTCCCAACAACAACAGAAATGATTGCGGTTATAGATGCCTGTATCGCCGCTGGTGGCGGAATGATGACACCTTATGCACATGGATTAGACGTACTAGGCGGCACTGATATTATAAAACCAGCTGACATGAAGACCGTATCTGACTATGTGAAAACAAAGATTGACTCAGGGGACGCAATTGGATTGGACACCGATGATGCGTATAAGATGTTATGGGGTTATCGCGGATAATTAACAAACAAATAAAGAGACAATAATGAGCGAAGATAAATCACCAGACGCTTCAAATGAAAATGAAGTTAATGCGATAAAAGAAAAGAACAAAACCAAAGATGAGATATTCAAGGATGACATGTTGTGGTTAATGGGCAATGTTCGCGGAAGGCGCATTGTTTGGCTATACTTAGTTAAATGCCACATATTTGAATCAAGCTTTGATACCAATTTAAGCCGCACTAATTTTAACGAAGGTGAGCGCAATATTGGTCTTCAGTTATTTAATGATGTAATGTCAAATGCTGAAGACCTTTATCTTAAGATGGCAAGAGAAAACAAAGAAACATAACTAACAATCCTTTGGAGGATCAAGACAATGGCAGGCGATACATTACTAACTGATGACGGTGATACTACAACCGGCGCTGATGATAAAGATGTTAATGCAAACACTGACGTAACAAAAACAGATGAAACTGTTGTTGAGCGTTATGATGCTGATGGCAATAAGACTGATGACGGTAAATTTGATCAGCATGGCAAAGAAATAAAAGATGAAACAGATGATGGAAAGTCTGATAAAGATGACAAAGACAAGGATGATAAGTCAAAAGATAAAGATGACGATGAAGAATCTAAAGGCGCGCCTGAAGCGTATGATGATTTTACATTGCCAGAAGGTATTGAAATCAATGACGATGACCTAGCTGAATTTCATGAGGTAGCTAAAAAGCTAAATCTTGATCAGAATCAGGCACAAGAGCTTGTTGATTTACAATCAAAACGCGCTGAATCAATGGCTGAAAATTTTAACAGCCAATTACAGGATGCGTTTAATAAGCAGCAAGACGATTGGCTTCAGGAACTAAAAGATGATAAGGACTTTGGCGGGGACAATCTTGATAAGAATGTTGGCCTGGCTGTAAAAGTAATTAACAAATTTGGTACACCTGAACTTAAAGCTACGCTTGATTCGTCAGGCATGGGTAACAATCCAGATGTTATTAAGATGCTTAACAGCATCGGCAAAGCTATATCAGAAGATAGTCTTGAAGATGACCATGATAATAACAGTGGCTCTGAGGTTGACATTGCTGATAAACTGTATCCTAATCAGGGCAAGTAATACTGATAAGGTAATTTTTACTTAAACTTCCGAGGAAATAATAATGGCTACTAAAGGCTCATTAGTTTTAACTTACGCAGATTGGGCGAAACGTCTTGATCCTAATGGCGCGATTGATGCCATCGTGGAAATCTTGAATGACTCCAATCCTATTCTTGAAGATGCAATGGTTATGGAAGGTAATCTTCCTACTGGTCATCGTACAACCGTCCGTGATGGTCTTCCATCTGTTGCATGGCGACAGTTGAACTATGGTGTTCCTACCAGCAAAGGTAAGACTCGCCAGGTAACTGACACATGCGGTATGCTTGAAACATACGCTGAAGTGGATAAGTCGTTAGCTGATCTAAACGGTAACACTTCTGCATTCCGTTTATCTGAAGATAAGGCTTTCTTGGAAGCAATGAATCAGGAAATGGTAAGCACGTTGTTTTATGGCAGCACAAAAACTGACCCTGAAAAGTTCATGGGCCTTGCTCCACGATACAATGTAATTAGCACTGATCCTCTTAATTCAGGTTCTAACATTATTGATGCTGGTGGTTCTGGCGCTGATAATGCGTCAATCTGGTTAATGACTTGGGGTGATGAAACAGCGCACATGACTTTCCCCAAAGGTCAAACAGCTGGTTTGCAACAATCTGATCTAGGTGAACAGACACTTGAAGATGCTGCTGGTGGCAAGTATCAAGGCTACCGCACACATTACAAGTGGGACGCTGGTTTTGTTCTTCGTGATTGGCGTTATGTTGTTCGTATCGCAAACATTGATGTTTCTGATTTGGCAACATTCGGTGCTGCAACGGACAATAGCGCGGCATTAATTCGCTTGATGATTCAAGCTGTTAACAAGCGCCCAACTGGTACAACTAAAGCAAGTGTTTTCTATGTTTCTAAAACTGTGAAAACTTGGTTAGATATCATGGCAATGGAAAAAGCCAATGTTAATCTAAGCATTGATATGGTTGAAGGCAAGCCAATCACTCGCTTCTTAGGTCATCCGGTTCGTGTTTGTGATGGTCTTCTTGAGACTGAAGCAGCTGTATCTTAATTAATTACTTGAGTGCGGGTTAATCCTCGCGCTCATTTAGTTTTTATTTAAATATTTAGAGGATATCAAAATGATTCTTGATCGTGAAAACTTAGTATCAGATGACCAGGCCGTTACTGCAACTGCTGCATCAACTGATGTAATTGATTTGGGTGGCGCGAATTCTGGTGACATGGCTCCTGGTGAACCATTGAACTTATTCTGCCAAGTTAGTGAAGCAGACTTTTCGGGCGGTACGTCAATTGCTGTGTCGGTTCGTACTGATACTGTTGCAAATATGGCTTCGCCTACAGTGTTGTTTAGTACGCCTGCAATCCCGCTTGCTTCATTGGTAGCAGGTTACAAGTTTGCAATGGGTTCTTTGCCTGAAGGCGCTGAACGTTATCTTGATTTTAACTATACAGTTGTTGGTACAATGGCTGATGGTAAAATCACTGGTGGCATTGCTCCTGATATTCAGTCAAACACTTAAGTTGTAATTGTATGCGGGGGTTTATCCTCCGCATTTTTGTTTAATTCCTATAATAACAGAGGAAATTATTATGCTAGTTCGAGCAACCAGAACAGGTTACTACGGTGACAGAATTCGTAAGCCAGGCATGTCGTTTAATTACAAGCCTGATAACAAGAAGAAGTTCGATAAGGGCGAAGAAAAATTGCCTTCGTGGATGGAAGTAGTTGAGGTTGGTGAATCAGCCAATTCAAATGAAACTAAAAGCAAGAAACTAGATGATCTTACTGCTGAGGTTGATGCTGCAAAAGTTGAATTATCTAAAGCTGAAGCGGCTTCAAAAGTTGCTGATGAAAATCTTGAAAAAGCAGCTGCTAATAAGAAAGAACAGTTTCAAGCAAAAGCTGAAGCGGCCAATGAAGATCTTGATAATGCAACAGCAAAACTTTCTGATGCAGAAGATGCGTTAGCAAAAGCTGAATCTGAGTAAGGTATTCGCCTTGCAGTAAATTAAAAAAGGCGGGGCTTTATGTTCTCGCCTTTTTTTATATTGGAATAATAAAATGCCTAATCTAAT